TTCTTCCATAACTGGTTGAAAAACATAAAGGAATAATAAAATGGCAGAAGAAATTAAAAAAGAAGAAGATTGGATGCAGAAGAGATGGCGTCCAGCCATGGGTTGGATGTACATGGTTGTTTGTATATGCGACTTTGTATTATTTCCTGTTCTATGGGCTATGTTACACGCAGTATTACACACAGCAAACATGTCACAATGGAATCCATTAACACTTCAAGGTGCTGGTTTATTTCACCTTGCCATGGGTGCTGTTCTAGGTATAGCTGCATTTGGTCGCACACAAGAAAAAATAAATGGTGCAAATATTAGCGGAATGCAACCTGTCGCACAAAGCGTCATGACAACATACGGCACACCGCCAACATACAGTACATCACCAATCAGACCAATACCAAGACCACTAATAGCAGAGTTAGAAGCAGGTGATCCACCAACAAGAAATACTAGAAACGACTAAGGATAGTGAGTTGAAGTATAATGAACTATAAAACGATATTCATAAGTGATGTTCACTTAGGTACTCGTGATTGCCAAGCAAACAAATTAAATAACTTTTTAAAACACAACACCTGCGAGACTTTATATCTCGTAGGTGATATCATTGATGCTTGGAAAATTCAACAGAATAAGTGGAAATGGAAACAGAGCCACACTAATGTTGTCCGCAGAATACTTGGTCATGCCAAGCGTGGAACGAGAGTTGTTTATGTTGCAGGTAATCATGACGAATTCTTAAGACCGATGATCCCCTACGGATTCTCTTTCGGTCTGATTGAAATACAAAACCAAACAGAACATGTCGGTGTAGATGGAAAAAGATATCTTATCACGCATGGCGATTTATTTGATGGTATCACAAGACTTGCTCCGTGGCTTGCATTTCTTGGTGATAAACTATACGATTTAGTTCTTGATTGGAATTCTCGTTTCAATTGGGTTCGTCATAAACTTGGGTTTGGGTACTGGTCACTATCTAAATACTTAAAGCATAGAGTCAAGAAAGCGTCTGACTTTATGTTCCAGTTTGAAAAGAATTTAGCAGGTTACTGCAAGAAGCGTGGCTTTGATGGTGTCATCTGTGGACACATACATCACGCAGAAATTAAAGAGATAGATGGTGTAACCTATATGAACGATGGTGACTGGGTCGAATCATGTACTGCTTTGGTTGAGCACCACGATGGTCGTTGGGAAATAGTAACATGGACACAAGAAAGTGATAATGTCATTACAGAATAAAATAACAATAGTTGTTCCTTGTAAGAATGAGGAAACATATATTGCGCATTTGTTAATGCATCTGCGCCAGCAAGAAATAGGTAACACCAGAATTATTATCGCTGACTGCTCTACAGACAATACAAGAGAAGTTATTCAAACAATGAAAGGTGATCTAAATGTTGAGATCATTGAAGGTGGTCCAGTTTCTATCGCTAAAAATAATGGAGCAAAATTAGTAACAACTCCATACATTCTATTCATTGATGCTGATGTTCGTTTTTTCAGTGACACAGTTATCCGTGATGCGGTTGATCAATTAGAAAATAATAACTTAGATCTTGTTGGATTGTATGCAAAGTGTTATGATGGTGACTACCGTGCACAAATCGGATTTATGATGTTTAACTGTATTAACAGAATTATGCAATATAAAGTCCCATTCGCTGTTGGTGCTTTTATGCTAACTCGCAGAGACAGATTTGAAGAGTTCGGTGGCTTTGCTGCAAAGTATGGAACCAGTGAAGACTTCTTTTTATCTAAACGATACGATGTTAAGAAATTCAAATTGGTGAATCACTATTTTGGACAAGATAGCAGAAGATTTCAGATAATGGGGTACTTTGGTATGGCATGGTATCTAATAAAGAACTTTTGGAACAGAAATAACGATGCTTACTGGAACAGGGTAGACTACTCTAAGTACTGGAAATAGATAACCCCACGACCTGTAGGGTTATTACCCTTCCTAGACCCCTGTATCTACAGGGGTTTTTATTGCCAAAAAGTGCTTGTCTTTAATTGCAATCTGGTGTATAATAATTGTATGAAAAATGAAAAAGTGAATGCAATTTTAGAGTGGTCAGCCACGATAGTTACTGTTGGTGCTGCACTCGCCACTGCACTCTCGATCGATCCATTGAACATCTATCTGTTCAACATCGGTTCTGTGCTGTGGTTAGTGTGGGCTGTCAGAATTAAGCGTGCAAGTTTAGTGGTGGTCAATGTAGGTTTATTGGCTGTTTATGTTTATGGTTTGATTGTGAGGATATAATGAGTAAAATGGCTGAGTTATCAATGGAAATTGATGAATTGATTGAGCAAGGTATGACTGTTAAATTCATTGCAGTTAAACTTGGAATTCCACTTCAGATGGCGCAAGACGCATTTGATAATCGTGAACAATTGGAAATTGAAAAACAGTACGAGTTCTTGTCTTATGCCGATGAGTGTGCAAACGACGATGCTCAATATTATGGAGCTTGATATGGATTATAAAGAAGCAAAATTAGCCACTGACCATTTTGATAAAAGTCATGGTAGTCCCTTTGATCGTGGTGCAGCTGATAGCTGGTATAGTCGTCCGCAAGAACCACACTGGTATCCTGAAGGAACTGGACATGGTAAGCGTATTGAATCCAAAGATATGAGTATTGCTGAGATGCGTGCTTACTTCGCTGGTTATGAATACAATGAGCAGTTTGGTGGTAAAAAGAGTTGGGATTAAAACCCACAAGTCTTACTGGAGGGATATCCATGGCAGACTTTAAACAGCCAAAACAGCAGCAGTCTATTTTTGCTGGTTACAGACTATAAAGAAAAACCAGCACTAATTTAAAGGAGATTGATTATGTTAGCATACTGTGATTATATGGCAAAAGTCATACATGACTCTTTGAAGAAAGATTCTCATGTATATGGATCTTTCGTGGATTCAGTTGGAAAAGTAAACTGGGATCTAGGAAAGAATGGTGAGTTTCTAACAACCAAGAAAACAATGACTGTGGTTGATAGGAATGGTAAGAATTATCGTATTATTGTTGAGGAAGTTTAATGAATAAATTTGTGAGTAATAAAATTAAAAATGAGTCGGATCAAGAAATTCTCTTGATCACTCAGGAAGAGTGTGCTGAAGTTACGCAAGCAATAAGTAAGGTATTCAGGTTCGGTATGGACGACGAATACAATGGTGTAACAAACAGAGAACATTTGGAAGAAGAACTGGGTGACTTGCTTTGTATGATTGAATTGTTAATCGCAAGTGACATGGTGGATGAGATGACTGTCTATCGTGCAAAGAATGCCAAAATGGCTAAACTTGCAAAATGGTCAAACATTAAGGAAGTAGTATGATTCAAATAGAAAACCTAACCGAGTATCAAGTAGAGATGCTAGACCATATGTGGTCTTTGGACTCATTGGAAGAATACGAGGAATGGTATAATCTATTGGATGATGAAGATCAACGACTTGCAGACAGTCTACAAGAAATGATTATTCTTGCAGAGATGGATAATATTATGGACGACTGCAAAGATGCAAAAGAAGTACTAAAGAAATTTGCTTTGTAAGAGAAAGACATGTATAATAAACGAATGAAACCTAGAGATCCGATTGCAAAGGATGTTCGTACTCCCAAATACCGCATGCGTGTAGTTGAGAGTAAGGTTCAGTACATTCGTAAACCTAAGCACAAAAAGGAATTATATGAGTCTTGATTATGAAGCTGAGTTTGGTCGTGGTGGTCTGCTAAAGACTATCAAGATCAAAGAACACAAATATGATTTGATTGAGTTCACAATCACAAGTAAACTAACTGATGAAATGTCAGGCAAGATTATTGTTGATAGTGGACACACATCATTCTTTGATACCAAGGAATTCAAAGAATTCTTCGGTACATTTATTAATGATATGAAAGTGAAATTAGATAATGCAAACAGTATTCAAGAGTGATAAAGAGTTTGACGAATTTAAAACATGGACTTTAGGATTGCTACACGATGAAAATCTCAAGTCAGATATGTGTGTTACTTTTACCAAGAAAGATGGAACAGAGCGTAAAATGCAATGTACCCTCGTCTCAAGTAAAATCCCAGCAGACAAACAGCCAAAGGGTCTCAGCGAAAGTGAGACTGCCAGCACTTCTGGATCCGCAGTTCGTGTCTTCGACACAGACATCGGAGAGTGGAGAAGTTTCCGTTGGGACTCAGTAACTAAAGTGGAAGTTGAACTATGAAAACATTTGATATAAGCAAAGAAGAATATGTGGCAGTGTTACAAACAGAAGTAGAAACACTACGCAGATATTATTACGATCCACACGCTGAAGGCACTGGACACTTTAATACTGCAATTTCTGTATTAGAGCAACGAATTAAAGAAATTGAAATGGGAAATGAACATGGTTAAGATTTTAGTTATATTAGCAATCATTGCTGTATTTGTAATTCTTATGCCGATTGCAACAATTTGGTCACTTAATACATTATTCCCTGTATTGGCAATTCCTGTCACATTTGACACTTGGCTTGCTGCAGTCGTCCTTGGTGGGATAGTTGGTGGTACTACTGGATTGACATTTGGAGGTAAGAAATGAATTACGCATTAACACCAGAACAAAAGAAAACACTGCAAGGTGCAATCCAAGAAATTAGTAACTCTATGGTTCGTACTGAAGCAGAGCGAGATTTAATTCGGGAGATCGTTAAAGAACAATCTGCAGAATTACAGATTCCAAAGAAAGTTATTTCCAAGATTGCAAAGACTTTCCATAAACAGAATCTCGCCCAAGAAGTTGCAGACCACGAGGACTTCGTGGAACTGTACGAGAAGATTACAAAGTAATCCCCTACATCTTGTAGGGTTATTAAAATAGTGCTTGCCTTTTATTACGACTTGATGTATAATAGATACTATATTATGGAGGTTTATACCTATGGCGACAGCAAAGCGTAAAGCAAAGGGACATGCAATCATTGCATCCCGCAAGGAAATCATTAAGAATGAGCCGATTGTCACTCAAGACAAATACACATCAGAACTTAATGCAGCACTGACATGGTACTCAGAGCATTTTAATGAGAAACAACTTCTCAAATTTGCTCTGGAACATTTTGTCATTACTGCAAACAAACCTGCTGTGTTGGCTATCAATAAAGCAACCGATTCAGAAATTCGTCAGTTGGCAATCATTTGTCGTCTGGCTGATCGTGAACAATATCTTACTGACAAACATAAACAGTTTATCACTGACACTGCCGATTCTTTAATTAAGAAGTATAAAGTAGTTAAAGAAAAGAAAGTAGTTGTTGCAGCACCATCCAATGTCATTTCAATCCAGCAACGCATGGAAGAAAAAGCACATGAATTAGCTGGTGAGATAGAAGGAGCAATTGATGACTTTATCACAAGTAAGGGCAAGACAACTTTCTCGACAAAGAATTATCTTTTGGCAAACTCGGTTGCAGCACCGATTGCAAAACGAATCGGAGAGTTATTTGTCAAAACATCAAACGAACTGCACGAAGCAATCGCTGGTGAAGACGAACAACTTGTTGAAGGATATTCCAACTTCACAAAACGAGAACTAAAGAAGTTTGCTGAGTTCGTTGATTCAATCATTTCTGATTGTCAACAACAAGTACAGACTGCTAAGGCATCTCGTTCACCACGCAAGCGTAAAGCAGTGCCACCAAGCAAGGTGGTTAGCAAGATGAAGTTTATGCGAGAATTCGCAGAGTTGGGTCTCAAGTCATGTAAACCAGAAGATATTCTGTCAAGTACAGAACTGTGGGTATACAATACGAAATACCGTAAGGTTCAAGTTTACAAGGCTGACATGGGCACATTGTCTGTGAAGGGAACTACAGTTATTGGATTCAGTATCAAAGACTCTCAGTCAATGACACTCCGCAAACCAGAGGAATTCTTCAAAGGATTATCAATGGGTAAGCGAGCACTCAATGGTGCTATTAAGAAAATTACAACAAAACCTACGACTCCAAATGGTCGTATCAATGAAGAGTGTATCTTGCTCGGAGCATTTTAAATTATGATATTAGTTGACTATTCACAGGTGGCTCTTGCATCCATCTTGACTTTCCAGCGAGAGTTGAAAGGTGACGAAGCAGAAGTAAAGAATCTGATTCGCCATGTAACTCTGTCCACTCTGAAATCGTATAAAAAGAAATACGGTAAGGAATACGGAGAACTTGTAATCTGTTGCGATGGTCGTAAGTACTGGCGCAAAGAAGTTTACGAACATTACAAAGCATCTCGTAAAAAGATGCGTGACAACTCGGACTTGGATTGGAAGTTAATCTTTGATACTCTATCTGAGATGCGTGAAGATATTGGAAAGTATTTTCCATGGAGAGTTATCCATGTAGATCGTGCCGAAGCCGATGACATCATTGCTGTTATGACAGAATGGGTTCAAACCAATGACTTGATCATTCAAGGATTGATGGAAGAGCCACAGCAAGTGTTGATTCTATCATCTGATAAGGACTTCAAACAATTACAGTTGGCTCCATTCTCATCTGGGAATGTGCGTCAGTGGTCACCGATGCAGAAGAAATTCATTCAAGCATCCAAGCAAGAGATTATTGACTTTACAGTTGAGCACATCGTTAAAGGTGATACAGGTGATGGTATTCCAAACATCCTATCAAAAGATGATGTGTTTGTTTCTGGAGAAAGACAGAAACCTGTTAGTGCTAAACGACTGGTTGAATTCCTTGAGAAAGGTATTGATGCCTGTCGCAGTGATGACGAGCGTCGTAACTGGTCAAGGAATGCTAATTTAGTTGCATTTGATAACATCCCAAAAGATGTAAAGGATACAATTGTCACTACCTACCTAAATAACAAACCAAAGGGTGATAAAATGACAGTGATGAACTATCTAATTGAACACCGATGCAGATTACTACTAGACGAAATTGAGGATTTTTAATGAGAAAATATGTCACAGAAGTGCTGGAAGATATGAATAAAGATCCTGCTCTTATTGAGCAGTATGCCAGAGACCCTGTTTATAAACAGATTCTTACCATGTTATTTGAGTATTCATTCTTACCAGAAAAGAAATGGGCACTGCCAGAAGGTGAGCCACCATTCAAACATGCAGCTGAACCAATGGGTATGACAGAAACAAATTTGTATGCTGAGTTCCGTAGATTCTATGTTTTCAATCGTGCAGATCTATCACCACTAAAGCGTGAGTCATTGTTTATTAATTTACTTGAGGGAATTCACCCCAAAGAAGCAGAAATGTTAATTGCTGTGAAAGACCAAAAGTTACATAAATTATATAACAAGATTACTAAAACCGCAGTCGCAAAGGCAGGATTTATTCCAAATGATAACAGTAAAAGTAAAAAAGACTAATACTGGAAACGAAACTCCAGCAGAAGTCCGTTCCATAACAGATGGGATTTTAACAGTCCTAGTGAAAGATTTTGAAACTGCAACTCTTGTTGCAAAACAATTCACAAAGAGTAGTGGAAATCTTTGGACAACTAATGGAGGAGAATATTCTCTTGAGTTGACGCAAGAAATGATAGGTGGAGGAGAGATCCTCGTACGAGTTCCTAAAAAATAGTTTTTGACTTTTACCCAAAGTTAGGGTAAAATAGTTGTTATGAAACCTTCTCTTGAATTCTTTGCAACATTGGGTCAGTATGTATATCAATATATTGACTCAGATGGAAAATCTTACTACACAGGTAAGGGAAATGGTGATCGTTGTTACTCTCATGTAGCTGATAAGGGATTTAATCCCGATGAATGTTATATTGTTGCAAGAAACCTAGAGAAGTTTGAAGATAAGAAAGACTGGCAATCATTCTTATTAGAATCTTATTTGATTATTACACAAAATCCAGATGGCAATAGTGTGTCTGGTCATTATAAGGAATGTTTTGTTATGTTACCATTGTCCTCAATGTTCTCTGATTTCAAGTCAGAGCAATATGATAACTTTGCCAGTCTACCTGACTGGTACATGAATAACTACGATGTATTTCGTGGTAAACTCAGAGAAGTTAAAATCAATTCCACAACTACATTCATATTGAGTTCTGCTCGAAGTGCAATGTACATGAGTTTTTATTGGGATGCCAACTCAGAAGATCCAATTCGTGTTACTATCGAAGTTGCTGATAACAACGAAGACAAAAAGGCTAAAATCACCCAGTGGTTAATCCAGCTAGGATATGATACGCATGCAGGTGATAATGAGAAAAAGACTTCAGTATTCTGTGCGAATATTGACGATGTGATTAGTTTATTTAAACAATTTATGATTTGAAAGGAATATCATGCCTAATTGGTGTTATAATACTGCTACAGTTTACCACGAAGATAAAACAAAGATTGATGGTCTTGAGCAAGAACTTCTAAAAGAAGACGCACAACCATTCAACTATTTGCGACCTAATCCTGCTGGTGAGTGGGACTATGGTTGGTCATGCGAAAATTGGGGTTGTAAGTGGGATGTTTCTATGATGGATTGGGAACGAGAAGACGATAACACAATTGTTATGCACTTTGACTCAGCTTGGTCACCACCAACTGCACTCTATGAATTTTTAGATTCAGAAGGTTGGTCTGTTCGTGCATTGTACCATGAACCTGGAATGGGGTTTGCAGGTAAGTTTGAAGATGGTTACGATGACTTCTATGAATTTGATTGGACAGATCGTCAGTCAATTGAAGACTTACCAGAAGACATTGCTGACTTTGCCAATGTTTGGGGTGAGTTAGAGAGACACGAAGAAGAAGCAATGGAAGAAAAACTTTCTGAATTGGAAAGAACAGAGTGGTACGATCCATCTGTTAATCCAGAACGAGTTGGTCGTTATGAAGTAACAACTGTTTCGTGGGACTATCCTCAGTATTGTAACTGGGATGGTACAAAGTGGAGTCGTTGGGAAGATGATGACTTGGAAATTACCAAATGGCGAGGACTTATTGAAGAATACTCTGAAGAAGAGTGGGATCCTGTGGCTGCATTGGATAAGATTTTAGATGAAACAAAAGTGGATTGATGCATTTATGGACACTGCGGAGAGATTCGCACAGTTGTCCAGTGCAGTGAGATTGCAGGTTGGTGCGGTTGTTGTTAGAGATAATCGTATCATCTCAATTGGATATAATGGAATGCCAGCTGGATGGACAAACGAATGTGAGAACATCGTGCAGCATTCAGATGATACAATTACAACAGTGACGAAAGATGAGGTTATACATGCAGAAGCAAATGCAATTATCAAATTGGCTCGTGATGGTGAATCAGGCAATGGCTCCAGTTTATTCTGTACTCATGCTCCTTGTATTCATTGCGCTAAGTTAATTCACGGAGCAGGAATACAACATGTTTACTATCGTGAATCATACCGAGATGAACTTGGTATTGATTTTCTTGAGAAATGTAAAATAAGAGTTGAAAAAGTATAAAATACTTGACTTTAATTCAATAATGAACTAATATAGTGACTAAATAGATTACTGTCTGAAAAACCTTACAAGTTGTAGGGTTATCCAGATAGTGCTTGACAAATAACCAAAGGTGTAGTAGAATTCAATCATGAACTTAAGAAACATATCCAAGCAGATGCATCTCCCACTATCAAGTGGTTGGACATGCTCACGCCCAGTATTTGGATATGCGATTGAGAATGATTCAAGGGGTTTGGCAAGTAGATAACTGATACAACCAGTATACTTACCAAACCCTCTGAGATGAAAATCCAGAGGGTTTTTTGTTTTATAGCCATCGTGCTAAAATGTTCTTTTACAATTCGGGACTTTGTTGGGGTATAGTGAAGTGGTATCACAACGGATTTTGATTCCGTCGTTCTTGGTTCGATTCCAAGTACCCCTGCCAAACAAATGCGCACTCTAACTCAAAAGGTGAAAAGTGGACTCATGTCCATGTAGTGCGCATTTGTTTGGCAAATTTGGGTGCATAACTTAGTGGTAAAGTAACTGGCTTTTAACCAGTAAACCAGAGTTCGATTCTCTGTGCACCTACCAGTATTCTTTAGCGTGGCCATAGTGTAATGGTAGCACCCGAGATTGTGATTCTCTTAGACTGGGTTCAAATCCCAGTGGTCACCCCAAAGAATATTAATGCCAAGGTAGCTCATCAGGTAGAGCACCAGTTTGAAGCACTGGGTGTGGTTGGTTCGAGTCCAACTCTTGGTACCAAATATTCCCGATTAGCTCAGAGGTAGAGCAATCGCTTGATAAGCGATAGGCGAGTGGATCGTTACCACTATCGGGAACCATGGTGATATAGCACAGCGGTAGTGCAACTGCTTCATACGCAGTAGGTCGTTGGCTCGAATCCAACTATCACCACCAAATTATGCTTGCTTAACTCAGCGGTAGAGTGTCTCCTTTACACGGAGAAGGTCGGGAGTTCGATCCTCTCAGCAAGTACCATGCGTCTTTAGTAAAATGGATATTACAGTAGGCTACGAACCTACGAGTGGGAGTTCGATTCTCTCAGGACGCACCAGATTATGGAGAGTTGGTCGAGTCAGGTTTATGGCAACAGTCTTGAAAACTGTCGAACAGAAATGTTCCGTGAGTTCGAATCTCACACTCTCCGCCAAATAAGGAAATTAAAAATGGAAACATTAATCTATAGATTACGAAAGCGTGCAGAAATTCGTAGGCAGATTCAAGATAGAAAATCAGTACAAGAAGGTAAACCAGATCGTATTGCTGATTTATTAGAAGAAGCTGCTAATAGAATAGAAGAATTAGAGAGTGGGCAGGATGGTAATGCAGCGGATTGCTAATCCGTACAGTTACGAAAGTAGCTGAGTGGGTTCGACTCCCACACTCTCTGCCAGATTGTGCCAATAGCTTAATGGTAAAGCGTCCGACTCATAATCGGTTGAGTCTAAGTTCAATTCTTAGTTGGCACACCATTGACTTGTAAGATTGTTTGATGTATAATAGAGTTATTGCGAGTGTGGTGGAATGGTATACACATCAGACTTAAAATCTGACGCTTAATTGATTGAGGGTTCAAGTCCCTCCACTCGTACCAATACGGCATTCGTTCAACGGATAGGACATGAGTCTTCTAAACTCAGAATGGTGGTTCGATTCCTCCATGCCGTGCCAAAGATAATGTGGGTGTGCACTGAATGGTTAGGTAGCGGATTGCAAATCCGTATAATGCAGGTTCGACCCCTGTCACCCACTCCAGATAGTTGTTGACTTATAAGATGGTTTGCTGTATAATAGATTATTCAAAAGTCCTCTCTAAGTCTTGGTTGCGAAACTAAGCATGTGGCAAATGGCTTGATTGTTGCAACTCGCTTACAATCTCCCATTAGAGTTTGGTAGTTCTCAATAAAAACTACCACTATGCACGATTCGTCTATCGGTTAGGACACTGCCCTTTCACGGCAGGAAGAGGAGTTCGATTCTCCTATCGTGTACCAGATTTAATTACATTGGGTTACCAAAACCAGTAGGTGGTTTGGGAGTTCAGGATGCTCGACGGAGTGTCGCTCGCCAAACTACACGAAAGATGGAAACGAAGCTGAAATCAGTAAGCGGATACGGTGGTCACGCTGGAGAAAGTTGGAACATAATGTGGATGGAAACCAGTCGCTAGACGATAGCGTGGTTAACTGCCGAGTGGTGGTTGTTTCCAGACATCCCAGTGTAATTAAATGTGGTAATATGGAGACACGGCAAAGTGGGAGAGTTGCGGCAGACTGTAAATCTGTTCTTTCGGGTGAGTAGGTTCGAATCTTACTGTCTCCACCACATATGCAGCATTAGCTCAATCGGGAGAGCACAGCACTGTCACTGCTGAGGTAAGGGGATCGAAACCCCTATGCTGCGCCAAATATAGCGGATTAGAGTTCTGGCAGAACTCACCAGTTTCATATGCTGGAAAGAGGTAGGTTCGATTCCTGCATCCGCAACCAAACCTG